TACTACGTCTTGAAAAACTTCCAACACTGAACCGATGCCGAACATTCAAAGCACCTCCTACCCGGAACGTCCCGCGAAGGATTTTAACGACTGGCAGGAAGACTTACAGTGGGAGCGCGACCTCGAGCGGCTGCTCGAAGACTTCAAGCGTTCCATCGGGCAGCGCATCCGCACCGCCTACTACGCTTCGAAAGATGAAAGCCACACTCGAGTATAACCTTCCCGAAGAGTGGGAGGAGTACAACCACGCCACCCGAGGGCACGACGTGGTAACCGCCGTACGTAGGTACCTCTACAACCTACGGATGAAGCAGAAGCACGAAATCCACGACGACGAAGAAGCCCGAATCGTGGAACGGTGCCGCGGAGAGCTTATCGAATGCCTAGACGAACAAGGAGTAACGCACCTCATCTACTGATGGAGCTCTCAGAGTGGGATATGCGGGTGGAGCTCTTGAGGCTTCAAGAAGGTTCGGTACTGTGGGACGACGCACCTACAGAGGATGCGATTCTCCACTCGGAGATGACGGAGGACCTTTACGAACGTCTCAAGGCTCGACTCCTCACCCACCGGGCGCGTCCAGATATGAGGGGAGTTTACAGCCAGACCGATATGGCACGATTTCTATCTTACGTCCTATAACATCAAGCAATGACACACGAAGGAATGCTCGCCTCAATTACGCGAGAGCTGGTTCGAACCGAGATTCAGATCCACGCACAGAACCCGGAGATGGCTCTGGGGATGGCTATGGCCCGAAGGATTATGGAGAGGCAGTACGCGGAGAAACTCGCACAAGGAACCGCTAAGGATTCCTTAGGAGTTCAACCCTGAACCGTTGTAAAAACACATCACGATTTACAACGAACCCGCAATGACAACACACGAAACCGGAAAGGTCAAGATTTACAACGGTGACAACCTCGAAGTCTTGAGCTCGCTAGAGCTTGATTTATCTCGCTGCATTTTTGTGACCGATCCTCCCTTCAACGTAGGCTACCACTACAACGAATACGAGGACAAGATGGACGAGAAAGAATACTACAAGTGGCTCGTGGGAATATTCGGAACTCAAAAGCACGTAGTAATCCACTACCCCGAATCTCTCTACCTATACTCACACTATGCCCACCAGACACCGCAGAAGGTTGTGAGCTGGGTTTACAACTCAAACACGGGTAAACAGCACCGGGATATTGCATTCTTCAACTTCAAGCCTGATTTCCGAAAGGTGAGCCAGCCCTACAAGAATCCAAACGACAAGCGAATCGCAAAGAGGATTAGCGAAGGCAAGACGGCGCGGCTTTACGACTGGTGGGAGGTCAACCAAGTAAAGAACGTGAGCTCCGAAAAGACGGAGCACCCTTGCCAAATGCCACAAAAGGTTATGGACAACGTGATAGGGATACTTCCGGAAGGTTACACAATCGTTGACCCCTTCCTCGGAAGCGGAACCACGGCTCTTTCTTGCATGAAGTATGACCGTGATTTTATCGGCATTGAGATTGACTTCAAGTATTTCGAGATTGCAAAGCAGAGGATACAAAACACCTAGCCGAAATGAACAGCACTGAACTCATCGGACGAGCGCGAGACCGCTGGAACGAAATAGACCACGAGGGCCTCGACTGGTTTTCTTTCTTTAACGGCTGGCTCGAAGGCAGGGCCGATATTGTGTACTCAAAGAAAGAGGCTGGTGACTATTAACTCTGGCTGGTGACTATGGCCGAACTATGGCTGGTGACTATTCCACAGAGGGAAATGCGTTTCCTTCTGTGACCCTAAACAACACCCAAACAGCGAGCAACAAGCCTTAAACATGAACTACCTCGGCTACCTCGATACGTGGAGCGTCTTCGACTTCACCGGCTGGTACCTCTTTGTTTCACTCTTTTTCTTTGTCCTACGAGATGAGCTATACAAAAGCAGAACGCGCGCAAATCGCGAAGAACATTCGTGAGTACGCCAAAGAGCGACGCATCGAATACTGGAAGAACTACAACGTCAAAGACGACGAGGACACACGGTGCTTCACCAGATACGCCACGAACTACGATTACCTTTGGCTGCAAGCCGTCGCAGACGACGTAATCGGAAAAATCAAGCACGATGAACTCCACTGGATTGACAAGGGTTAAGCTCTCCCAACTCAAGAGCAACCCGAACAACCCGCGAATAATCAAGGACGACAAGTTCCGGAAGCTGGTTCGCTCGATCACAGAGTTCCCCGAGATGCTAGAAGCCCGACCTATCGTGTGCGACCCCGACGGGGTAGTTCTAGGAGGGAACATGAGGCTCAAAGCGTGCCGGGAAGCAGGGCTCAAGGAAGTACCCGCCTACGTCGTTACATGGGAGGAAGCGAAGCAGAGGGAGTTTATCATCAAGGACAACGTAGGATACGGAGAATGGGACTGGGACGAGCTCGCAAATACGTGGGACCCCATCCAGCTCGAAGAATGGGGGCTCGATGTGTGGCAGGAAGAGGAGGAAAAAGAAGAAAAGCCCGTTAAAGAGAAGTGCGAAACCTGCGGCAAATGAGCTCCACAAATTCTACACGTAAAAAGGACCTCTTAGACGCTTTGGAGCGTTCACTCGGCATCGTGTCCACAGCTTGCGAGAAGGTGGGTGTAGACCGCAAGACCCACTACAACTGGCTGAAGGACGATCCCGAATACAAGGAGGCGGTTCGAGCTATCGAAGAGCGGACTATCGACTTCGCAGAGTCCCACCTGCACGCGCTCATCAAGGACAAGAACCCCGCCGCGACTATCTTCTTCCTAAAGACCAAAGGCAAGAACCGCGGCTACGTAGAACGCCAAGAAATCGAGGTCAACGATCCTCGGCCGCTTACGTGGTTTAAGGAATGACCCTTGCACAGTCTTACTACGACTGCAAGAACTCGGCCTCACGCATCCAGATACATCAAGGAGGCACCCGGTCGGGAAAGACCTATTCTATCCTCCTCTGCCTAATCGAGTTCTGCTACAAGAACCCAAACGCGGGAGCCGTAGTTACCGTAGCCCGGAAAACCTTCCCGGCTCTGCGTGCTTCCGTCATGCGGGACTTCTTCTCTATCCTCGAACGGGAGGAGATATACAACCCGGAACTCCACAACAAGAGCGACGCTACCTACCTACTCTTTGGGAACCTCGTGGAGTTCATCTCCGTAGACCAGCCCCAAAAGGTTAGAGGCAGAAAGCGGGATATCCTTTTCATAAACGAAGCGAACGAGGTCTCTCTGGAGGACTGGAGGCAGCTCCTCCTCCGGACTACCCTCAAGGCAATAATCGACTACAACCCGTCGGACGAGTTTCACTGGATTTACGACGAAGTAATACCCCGAGACGATGCGCAATTCTTCAAGACGACCTACCGAGACAACCCCTTCCTACCGGCGGAACTCGTCGCCGAAATTGAACGGCTACAAGTGGCCGACGAGAACTTCTGGAGAGTCTACGGACTCGGAGAGCGAGGAGCATCCCGAAGCACCGTCTTCACCCACTACACCACAGTAGACCGAGTAGGCCCGGAATGGAAGCTCGTAGCCTACGGGCTAGACTTCGGGTATACGAACGATCCGACCGCGGTGGTAGGAGTCTACAGCGATGGACACGGGTACCTTCTCGACGAGGTGCTCTACCGAACGGGACTCTCGAACCGGGAGATATCAAAGCTCCTCGAGGTAGGGAAAGCCCAGGTGATAGCCGACTCCGCAGAACCCAAATCTATCGACGAGCTCCACGGGTACGGGCTCAACGTCCACCACGCAAGGAAGGGCCCCGACTCCGTACGGGCAGGGATTCAGTTCCTTCAATCTCGACCCCTTGCGGTGACCTCTGGGAGCGTGAACCTTATCAAGGAACTCCGTAACTACAAGTGGAAGGAAGACAAGAACGGGAAGGTCCTCAACGAGCCTGTGGACGCTTTCAACCACGCTATCGACGCGGCGCGGTATGCGGCCATGTTCAATCAGTCAAACCCCAACTTTGGGAGGTACAGGATAGGCTAACTTTGAGGAATCCACCCTCTTCCGTTATTCTCTCGTATGAACATCCCCTACCGCTGGGCAGACCTCACGCTCGGAGACCTCCAGGTACTTATGTCGAACGCGCCCGATCTGGAAAAGGTCGGCCACGTATGCCGCCTCTCGAAAGAGGAGGTACTGAAGCTCCCGATGGGAACCGTACTCGACGCGCTCAACCGGATTAACCACATCCCCGAAGTAGCCCGGCATGAGCAAATGATTACAATCGAAGGGAAAAAGTACGGCTTCGTAAAAGACTGGGACGAGTTCACCACCGGGGAGTGGATTGACTGCGAAAGCTATCAGGAGGACTTCTGGCCGAACGCTCACAAAATCATGGCGGTTCTCTACCGCCCGATGAAGTACCACGTAGGGAAGGAATACAGCCTCAAGAAGTACACGGCCAAAGAGGACGCGGAGCCGTTCAAAGGGATGCCGGCCGACCTCTTTTCAGGTGCGCTGCTTTTTTTTTGGAATACAAGAATAACACGTCTGCAAACTTTGCAAGCGTCTTTGCTGGAGGTGACGGAGGGAGTTCTCAATTCTACGAGAAGTGGAAGTGGTACCCCATCCTCTACACGCTCGCGAACAACGACGTTCTCCAAATGGATAAAATCACGGAGCTCCCGGTTCACGTTGTACTTCAGCACCTCGCGTTCCTCAAAGACCTAGCTATAGAGCAAAAGAAGCGATGATTACACTAAACACGATTGTAAAGAGGTTCGAGGACTTCGCAGATAACCACTTCTTCATCCGCTCCTTCTCGTTTGGAGGGCCGGAGGATGTGGATCTGGAAAAGTTCGACCAATACCCTCTCCTCCACCTCATCTACACCGGAGCGACGTACGAGGACACAACCAAGACCCTCGACTTCGAGGTATATATCTTCGACCTTCCTTCGGCCTATGAGGACAAGAACGAGCGGCAAAAGGAGGTAGTCAGCGACGCGGAACAATGCGCAGAGGATATCCTCGCAGATATTGCGAACGGGCAGAACATCTTTATCGATTCGGAGGATTACGAGATAGCGAACGCCAGCGTCACTCCCCTTCAGGAAGCGAACTCGAACGTACTCGCGGGCGTGCTTCTGGAGCTCTCCATAACCCTTCCCTACGATCGCTCTGCGTGCGACGCTCCGATTAACGGAGTTCAGCCGGAGGGAGGCGGGTTCGTCTACCAGCGCCGGGGATTGCTCCGGGTTCTGACTCAGAACGGGACGGTAGACGTTCTTTCGGTGAATACAATCAAGGTCACGAACGGAACCCTCATCGACGAGGGGAACGGCGTGGTATCTATCGACACGGGAGGAGGCGGAGGCGCTACGAATCTGGACGACCTCGCAGACGTAGTTATCACCGACCCTCTGGACCACGATTCGCTGGTGTACGACGAGGGAACCGGGGACTGGATTAACGGAGCCCCGAAAGCTCTCGATATGCCGGTCTTTAACGGCAGCGGAGCTATCATTTCGAAGGGAGCCCTATGCAAGGCTATCGGAACGCATGGAGACCGCGTTTCTGTGGGTCTCTTTGACCTCGACGTAGACGACCCGAAGGTTCTCGTGGGTCTGGCTACGGCACAGCTCGCCATTTCAGGGACGGGACACGTACGGACCTATGGAGAGCTTCGAGGTATTGCTACGAACGCCTACCCTATCGGAACGATTCTCTACGCTTCCGGCACTCCGGGAGTCTTGAGCTCTACCGCGGGTTCTCCAGAGCTCGCAATTGCTATCGTGACCAGATCACAGCAGAATACCGGGCGGCTCTTTATTCGGTCGTGGACCCCGAACTCGGGGAAGGCATTCCGGTATGTTACTGCGGGCGGGAATACACTCGAAGCGGAGAAGCAAGAAGATACCTTGACGCTTACCGCGGCGGGAGGTATGACTATCACGAGCGTAACAGGTACCGATACTATCACGCTTGATTCCGCTCGACTTGACGACGACGACGTAATCCTCTCGGGCATTCGCGAAATCGACCTGAACGGTGAAGGCCTGAACATCGTCAACTCAGGTTTCAATATGCTATTGCTTGAGTCCGACGGTATCGTCCAAACAAGCACCACATTCGCAGAATATACAGGCACATCTGGCGCTCAAATCACTCTAAAAGAGGCAGCCACGAACGGAGGAGCTTCTATCGGTATCAAGGCTCCGGATTCTTTTACCGCCTCGACGGTATACACCCTCCCTTCAGCGGACGGAACCAGCGGGCAGGTACTCGCGACGAACTCGGCGGGAGGTCTTTTGTGGACCACACGGGCAGCCAACAGCTTTCAGACCATCGAGGTATCCGGGCAGTCCCCCATCGTGGCAGACACCCATATCGACACGCTCACAATTGCAGCGGGTACGGGCATCTCGCTTACAACGAACGCTACCACAGACACGCTGACTATCACGAACAGCGTCACCGCTCCGAACACCTTCGGGACTATAGCAGTCACTGGGCAGTCACCCGTAGTGGCTGATAGCACGACGGACACGCTGACGCTGGTAGCAGGTAGCAACATCACGCTCACCACAGACGCGGGCACTGATAGCATCACAATCGCAGCCAGCGGCGGCGGAGGTGGCGGAAGCCCGGCCGGATCTACCGGGCAAATTCAGTACAACAACGCGGGAGCGTTTGGAGCCGAGGCAGCCCTCTACTACGACGCTACGAACAATCGGCTTTCGGTAGGTGGCAACACGAGCCCGGTAGCAACCATTACATCAAGG